TTTGCGGCTTTAAACTTTTCGAAGAAGAAATTATTGAAAAACAAATGAAATCATCTGACATTGTGGAGGCTATTTTAAGTGTAGTCGAACATTTTGCCGAAGGCGCATGGACATGTTACTCTACTGGCTCGTTAAAACCCTTATTTTTGGGTTCAAACGAAGCCATGAAGATGGACCAAGATTATGTAGACGTAATGGCGATGTGGGACTTAGTTAGAAATGGAAATCTCAAGAAAATCAGAGGTTATGAGGACGTTGTATTCGACACAAAACTCGAAAAACTCATTGTAGAAATTAGAGTGATGATGAACCGCGCTCAACCCTTTGAAAAGAAAATGCTGTCAGATAAATTGTTCAATCTTACCAAAATGCAAAGTGATTATATCGCTATGAAGCTATCTGGAGAACTGAGAGCAGCACCTATTGCCCTTGAATTATTTGGCGGTAGTGCTCAAGGTAAAACAACATTGGGAGAAATTATTGAAGACATATTGTTGGCTAGTGCGCAATTGCCACTTGATCCAGCATTACGAACCATTATTAAAACAGATGATAAATTTGCTCCCAACATGAAAACTTCAACTGTGGTTGTCCGTTTCGATGATTTTGCAAATGGGAAACCTATGGCTTCAGGTATTAATCCAACTCAATTATTATTGGATTACTGTAATAACCAAGTTTGCTATGCCAACAAACCAGAGGCGGGTGACAAGGGCAAGACATTTATTGAGCCCCATGTTGTTATGGTTAGCACTAACAAAAAGAATTTAAATTCAAGTGCTTATTCCAATTGTCCATATTCAATTCAGAGACGCATGCATTACATCCTTACTGTTAGAGCGAGGAGAGAGGTACAGCGTTTAGATTCTGAAGGACGCGTGTGTGGAATTGATACCAACAAAGTCTCGGAATACTACAGAAGCAGAGGCTATGAAACGACACCTGATGTTGAAGACATTTGGGATATTGACGTTGAAGTTTGTATTCCAGGTGAAACCGATGAAAGTGAAGGTGTATACGAACCAGTATATTGGAAAGGACGCAAACTTAGCAATATGTCTCTACCTGATCTTTTGCCTTTCTTTGTAGAAAAATTTGAAGAGCACAGACAGAATCAAGATGCCCTTTTAGCACGATCAAAAGAGAAAAAGAAAGGCACTGAAGTTTTGTGTGGAATTGAAGGCTGTAAAATGCCTGTCTATGCATGCAAGTGTCATGAACGTGAAAGAGCTGAAAGAGATGCCCTGGAAGCTAAAGGAAAGGAAAAAGAAAAATATGATACCCAAATGGGAGAAGTCAATTTCAATATGGCAAC